AAAGTAGTGTCAAATATATACTGATAATGATTCCTGTTTCCCCTTCGTTAAATATTTCACACACTTTACCACTTCAAAGCACTAAAGCGATTGTTAAATTATTCACACACTTTAGCGATTCAAAGCATTAAAGCGCTTATGTGTAGTGATGGGCATTGCATGATTAGCATACACTTTGCCACTTTAGAGCACTAAAGCGATTGTTACGAATTTCACACTTTACTACATTAAAGCATTAAAGCGATTGTTACCAATTTAACAGTACACATTTATCCATATAAATTGCAACAAAATTGCATGGTATTATTTTTAGGGTATGTTATAATATAATTGTAAAGAGGAAAGGAAAATAAAGAAAATCCTATTCCAAAACAAAAACATAAAAGTGAGGTATTTTATTATGACTAACTGGAAAATCGAAAAAACCGTGAACGAATCTGAAAACACTGAAACTATCATTATTACTCGCCCCATTAACGACAAACCCAAAAGCACCGCGTGCGTGAGCCGTACTGTTAAGGCTGGCACGGTTGCCCGCGTAAAATATGCACGTTTTAACGATGATTTTTCCGTTGAATCCGGTGAGATGGTAAAGCAATTTGATGGCGTCCTGGATGCTGAAAAAGTTGAAAAAGCCTTGCACAATGTGGAGCCTTGCACAAAATGGCAGGTTCTGGATGTCCAGCCCAAAGAGGAAAATACTCTTGGAATTCCGCGCGATGTATTCAACGCCGTTGCGGTACCTATTGAGCGCCCATTAAGTCAGCAGTAAAATTTTAACGTTCCACCGGGTTTATCGTAAAAGCCCGGTTCCATATGGCATAAAGCCAGAATAAATTAAAGTGAGGTAAACAAAAATGAAAATGCAGCTTGTTACAATCACAGACAAAAAGTATGGTATTGATATTAAGCGTGAACTATTTGACGATTGCAATATTATTGATACCGCCTATTGTAGTGTTATTTGTCTTTCTGAACATAGTTTTGTCGCGTCCGGTTTTTCTAGCATTCACAAGCCGACTATTATACATGACGTATCAAATAGCAACGAATCCATTGACGACTTTATAAAGGCGGTGTTTTCTAAATGATGTACAGTACACGTAAAGAGCTGGAAGACGCCGTTATTGCAGAATATAATCGCGCCGTAAAGGGTCAGTGCAAACAACTTTACTCATGTAAAGCATGGATTTTTACGCCTGACAATTCCGATTTTATCATTTTACAGAGTTATACAACCATTGCTGCAGCTTTCCAGCGTACAACCGGCATTTTGTGGGTGTTTGGCTTTTATAGCAATACAACATCGCAGCACATTGCAAAATTCTGGAATTGGATCCGCTACGAATATCAAACCGGATGGAATCATCCCGTTATTGTTAGATTGTATAATGACTCTAGAACCGGCAAGCGCGCCGCCCGGAAAAATATTGAAGATGACTTTGCAAGCGTTATTGCCACCGCATTAAATCAGCACTGACCAAAATAGAATATGCGTTGCCACTAATGGCAGCGCATTTTTTATACAAATTTTTAGTTAGAACTATTTACTATTAAATATAAATAACTAGCAATAGTTAAGTTTAACTGCTAACCTGTGAATTTCTTAACACACTTTAGTGATTTAGAGTTCTAAAGCGATTGACAAATTCTTAACACTCTTTACCGCTTTGAAGCGCTAAAGCGTCCATCCGTTAAGAAAAATAGTAAGCAGGGCATTAACCTTAACGCAGCTACTGCCGCGCCGACCACCGGGGATGTTGCAAGAAGCCTGAAAATAAATCGGGGTTCAATTTCTTAAACCCAATAATCCCCCTCTCCCCTCTTTCAAGTAGGTGTTTTTATGAAAATTACATATCAAAGATTTCTTAGAGAACCTAGGATTAAGTTTAGTTGGAAGATTGACGTTATCCCATATTTATTTGATGAAACATGGATTAAGCGTATGCAAAGACGTAAAACAAAGACTTTAGTCAATTTACTTGATTCTTACAAAGATTTCTTTACTTGGGCATGTCAGAATGGATATCTTGATTGCACATGTTCTAATTGTACTCATAAAGAATATTGTGATAGAATAAAGTTTTCGCAAGTATTTGTTAATCAAGAACTAAATAGGCGAAAATATGACAGGTTAAGAAATAATACAGATTTGTCAAAATTCTTTGGAGATGATTAAAATGCCCTTACCAGTATGGATAAATCTTCAGCAGACTATTCCGCGTAATACTTCAAATACGCCGTGCAATATTTCAGATGGAGAAGTGCTAATTATAGCTTTAGTAGTATTCGCGTTTATTTGGCTTATTATTGGCATGTTTATTAATAAATGAGGTGAAAATAATGACAATTCATGATATTCTATTAAATTGCGGTAATGTTACCTCTGAAACACCCATATATATTATAAAACATGGTGTGATTAAAATGCACTGTGATTTTAGGGATTTAGAACCAAGGTATGGGAAACTTCCATTCAAAATCTTTACCGTTACTACTTTATATACAGATTTAGTTGATGTATTGGCTTTTAAGTTTTATGTCTAGGAGATATACAATGCTCAATTTATTGGGTGTTTTTAGGAGCTATTGTTGGCATCCTAAGAGAAGTTAATGATGATTTGTGCGATTAGTTTTAAATATAGGAGTTGATACAATGTGTTATGACGTTCCCATCCATCCTATTCCCATAGGCTCAATCATTAAATATAATGTAAGAGAATATGGTTACTTCTACGGAGATGGACAAGAGAAAAGAGCAATTACCATTGATAAAATTGGTAAGGTTATCGACATTATAGAGCATGACGGTAGAGTAGTTTATTATTCTGTAGCACCAAGTTCTAATTGCACATTTAATCAATACTTTATAGGCGATTGTCTTGATTCCGTTTGGCCAGAAAACGTGGAGGGTGTTTATTATGAACGCTAAAGTTTTAATTGCTTGCGAAGAATCGCAGACAGTATGTAAAGCATTTAGAGATAGAGGTTTTGAAGCCTATAGTTGTGATATTCAAGAACCATCTGGCAATCATCCTGAATGGCATATTTTAGGCGATGCACTGGAAGCCATTAAAGCTGAAAAAATAACAACAATGGATGATAAAGTGCATTATATTGGCAAATGGGATTTACTGATTGCACATCCACCTTGCACTTATTTATCTAATGCAGGGGCAAGGCATCTGTGGAAGAATCATTTGCTTAACATTGAGAGATTTGAGCAAGGTATGAAAGCTAAAGAATTTTTTATGTGTTTTTTGAAAGCAGATATAGATAAAATATGCGTTGAAAACCCTGTACCCTCAAAAGTGTTTATGTTACCTGAATACACTCAAATTATTCAACCTTATCAATACGGTCATCCTTATACAAAGAGAACTTGTTTGTGGTTAAAAGGTATTCAACCACTTGTACCGACAAAAATTGTTAAACCTATTGCTACATGGTGTCCAAGTGGGAGTTATAGTTGTGAGCATAGCGACCAGTACAAAGGAATGTTTACCACGGACAGAGCCAAAAATCGTGCAAAAACCTTTTCTGGAATTGCGGAAGCCATGGCAGAGCAATGGGGGTGTTCATTATGACAATTAAAGACCTAGATACAGAAACCCTTACTCTACTTAATAAACTAAGCAATAACTGGTATATTAAAGCCTGTCCCTCATGGCTAACGCACTTCATGGATAGGGATTGCCAAGATTGTCAGCTTAGAGAGTTGTGTTATCTGCTTGACCATTATGATAATGACATTAGAAAAGAGTTAGCTTTACGAAAGCAGGATGAACATAATGGCTAAGAACAAAACATTTAAGCGTCAAGCCGAAGCAACTAGGCTATTGGAAAAGATAGGCGCGACAAGGCGTAAATCTAGAAAAGCTGGCATAACTGTAACAGGGGAGCTTAAAGAAAGTCTTAGAGGTAGACAATCTCCTGAAATTGCAAATGCTCTGAAATTTACTGCTAACACCGCTCTTAATGAAGCCGAAAAAATGTATAGCGACCTTATTGATATAGCCGATACCCTTGATGACAAAATATCACAAAAGCTTATGAAAGAGTATTTATCTAAATACTCAGAGCATATTAAATCATTAGATAAATCGGTAAAAGATAGTTACAGGTCATTGAGAGTAGCTAATCGTCTTGAGGATGTATTTAATTATAGCGATGCTGCATATAAGATTCTTAGAAATCCAGATTCCTATTTTGATAAAAAGAAATGGGGAGCAATTTCTGGTATACTTAACAATCTTATGGGCACCTATAGCAGAGATATTCCCCCAGAAGATTTGAAAAGATTATGTGTATTAGGTCAAAAGTTAGGACTGAATACGTTAGTAGATATAGACAGAGCTTATGCAGAATATGACAATCTGCTAAGGAATTCTGACCAGATTGGTAAAGTTCTGACTGACGCGAGCGATAAACTTAGGTCTATTACGCAGGCTAACGAAGAATTTATAGATAAGCATAAAAAAGTTTATAAAGAATTCACAGAGCTTGCATCTCAATATAATTTATGGTAACATTTACGAATGAAAGAAGGTGGTGCTGTATGTGAGAAAGCGTAATGAGCATAAGTATTCAACTATCATATATTGTTATGATATTGAAACATCATCCTTAATATATGGTGAGGATGAACTTAAAGAGCATCTGCAAAGCACTTATCTTCATGGCCTAGCTTCATTTGCTTATCGTCCTATACCTCATGCACCATTTAGTGATTTTGAGAATGAAATGGATTATAATTTCTTTAGAACTTATGATTCAATTTCTTCAGAATTTGAGAGAATCAATGAGGACGCTAAGAATGATGATGTGTATGTTAAAATCTTTGTACATAACTTAAGTTATGAATTTGAAGCAATGATGCGTAACATAAATTTCTGTATTAAAAACTTTAATCCTAAACGTTTCATTGCAGTTGCTCCGCACCAACCATTAGTAGCAGCTTTTGACCATCTCGAATTTTATGACAGCTTCAAGATTCTTTCATGTAAAAGCCTTGAGCTTATCGGTACAGAGCTTGGAGTTCCTAAACTTAAAGAAGTCAAAGGTGGTTATGACCAGAAATATTATTGGTGGTCAGATTTACCTGATTCTGAATACATTTATAATGAACGTGACTGTAAGCTTGTTTTGTATGCACTATGTCGATACATGGCAAACTTCACCAAAGTTGATAATGTATCAGATATTGGTGTTTCTAACACATCAATGATTAAGCGTGAAACAAGGCTTAACAGAAATATTGCTACCGATAAAGAAGTTCACACTGCGCAATTCACAGCGGCAATAGAACTTAAAAACAACGAACCATTTATGAAGTTCTTTCAGGAGTGTCTTGCAGGTGGTTATACCCATGCTAATCCTTACGCAGTAGGTAAAATATTTAAGGATGTTTGGTGCTTTGATGCAAGTTCTATGCACCCGTCAGCAATGTATGGTAGGCGATTTCCTTACAAATGGAGAAAGGAGGTTAATCCTAATGAATGTTACCAAAATTTCCAGTCTGCAAACTATGAGTTCTTATCTGGCTGCGAAAGCGGCGCTAACTCAGGGTTCTTCCATTATCCCGACCAGCGGATTGAGTTACATGGATGTAAAGATGTTAAATTCTATTCAGTCCTCCAAGCAGCATACCGCGAATCAATCTTGTTTGAAAGGCCAATAAAATATAATTTTATGGCTAACGTTACATTTTATAATATTAACGCTAAGGATTTTGGTAACTGCATTTACAGTTATATCAGTACGTCCAAATGCACAAATGTTAAAAATGGTAACTTCGACAATGGTAAAGTAGTCAAAGCAGATGAACTTACATTTCATGGCTGTGATATTGACTTTATGTTAATTCAAATGCTTTATGATTATAGTAGTTCAGAATGTGATGAACTTTATTATGCAACAGCCCATAAATTTATTAACAAGCCTTTACGGAATACAGTTAAATACTATGCACGCCAGAAAACTGGATTCAAAAAACTTGAGCATAAAGTCGCTGACCATGTAGAAACGCTAAACGATTTTACGTTTGAGGGATTGAAGCTTTATGATGATTCAGTGGCACAAGAAATTATGAATACCCATAACAAAGATTTAGTCCACTTCGCCTTAATGGCAAGTAAAGGTGGATTAAATGGTCAGTATGGGTGTTCAGCAATGAAGCCATTAAGACAGGAAGTTGGCGTGCAGGGGGACGGTGATAAATTTGAATGGATTCCAACTGGGGTTAAGTTTCTTAAATCCAGAAATTCCCTAAATATTTTCACGGATGGTTTGTATACGGTTGCTTATAGTAGACTGCACCTTATTTGCTTTATGCTTTATCTAGTATTAAGCCAAGGCATTGAACCTCTCTATCACGATACAGATAGCGGTTATTTTGTAGGTTACAATGAGGATGTTCAAAAAGCCGTTGATAGATTCAATGATAATATTCTTAATAACAGCGAGAATAAAGATTGTTACAATTTTGGCATTATGGACTTTGATGGTCACTATGAAGATTTTGTAACATGGGGAAGTAAATGCTATTGTGCAACATACTTAGATGCAGATAAGCACTTAAAAGTTAAGGCTACTGTAGCAGGTGCAAGCAAGAAACAGCTTTCCGAATTGTTTACGCAAATAGTGAACGATGAAGATTTTGAGTACCTAGTGCAAGAATATTTTCGTCCTAATATTAGTTATGATGAATCCATAAACAAGAAACTTATTCGTAAAACTCCAGGAACACATATTATAGGAGATTTTACAGATGACAATGGAGAAACAGACCATTTAGACGAATATTCTGTAACTGTGCTTGAACCTTGCGGTTATACATTACGCTCAACAAATAGCCCTGTTAATAGAATGTATTATTCATTCTGTTATTCATTGCGCGGAGAATCCTATATAGATTATTTGCCTGAAGTTGTTAGCATAAATCATGACGAAAATGATAAAGAACTTTATGGAACTTATCATAAGGTACAATCTGACAAAGAATATGCTATGTTAATTGACGGCAATCCTGCAAGTATATTCCAGTGGGAATGGAGTGATAGGAGATGATTTAATTGAAAGAAAAAGATTCTTATAGAATCAGTAGAAGAGCTGCATGTCCTTATTATATTTCTCATACAACAAATTACATTCGCTGTGAGGGTATGAGAGTGTCACGCCAAGAGTACAACCTTAAAACCGATTGTTGCGGCCAGTATAAAAACTGTCCTCAATATAAATTTCTTACTTATCATTATTTAACAAAGGAGAACTAACTATGTACACTAACAAGAAAGCATCCGCTAAGGCCACCAATTCTGTTAAGTCCGCTTCCTCCGTCATCACTGATATTCGTATCTTCCCTATCAATAACAAGAAGTCTAATTGCTGCGCTATGGTTTCCATTACACTTGCAAATGTATTTTGCATTACTGGTATCAAGATTATGGACGGCAGCAAGGGTCTGTTTGTTGCAATGCCCAGTGCAAAGAATAAGAAAGATGAATGGCATGATATTTGCTACCCTATTACTAAGGAATTCCGTAAAGTTATGAGCGATTCTATTCTTAACGCATTTGATTCCTTGCAGGAAGATGAAGATGAAGATGATGAAAGTGAGGATGACTGACAAGCTCCCCAATGAATTGCCGCCTGATATTGACGATGATTTGCCATTCTAAATAGAAAAGCACCCCTAAGTGGATAACCACCTAGGGGTGTTTGTTATTTAGCTAATATTAGGACGAAGAACCTTAATAGCAGTCATGCCATTGTTGTTATCCCAGCGAGGATAATCCATAGGAGTGCCATCTTCATTTCTAATACGGTCAAGAATTACAGGGGAGTTACCATCCATAAATCCAGAAACCTGAACTGTGAAAGCATAAGATGCAGGGCGTTTGACATAAAGGATAATAGCATTTCCATCATTAGTATAATAAAGTTTATCCAAGTTGTCAACTACATCCCAAGTGACATTTCTGCCTGCACCAGCAGTAGCACCATAAATGGATTTATTGAGTTGGCGATTATCAACTGCGCTGATAGCAAATAAGCCGCCAGATTCAGGATTATTGCTAAGATAAACAGTAAAGTCAATGTTGTTTCTATCCATAACACGGATAGAACCCTGTGAAGTAGAAGCACCAGAGGAGACTGGAATAAAAGCAAATGCTTTGTACTGGTTAGGGTCACCAGATTCAGACTGACCAGCAACGGTATACTGTGTCTGGTTAGTAATAGCAAGGTCAATGCAGCGATGTTCACCAGATGCACAAATATACTGACCACGATTTACGGCATCACTGCCAAAGATATATTCGCGCTTAGTATAAATGTAAACATCATCAAGCTTGCATACAGCATTAGTAACAGGATAAGTACCAATCGACTGAATGGTAGTACTAACTTTAGCAGAACGGTTAATAATACCACCATTAACAATGAACTGTGGATTAGGGCTAGTACCAATCAAAGCAATAGCTACATAACCAGTTTTAGTAGTAGCAGTTCCATCATTACAGGTATAAATCAAATTGTTAATATAAGCTGCTGCTTTACCCGGCCCGTCGAATACAAAACCATATTTGCAAGTATCTGCATAGAAGTTAGTAACATGAATATCATTGTTGCTAACCTTGCAAGCGATTGAGTTATTCCACCAAGTATTGGCATCAGTACCACCTGTACCACCAGAGGGAATACCATGATAGCTAGTCCAGTTACATCCATATACATCAGTACGACAGTCAAAACCAACCTGACATACCATATTAACAAGGTTATTACATTCACAGTCAGGAGCTTTATTGCCCCAGAAAAATGCAACAGAACCAGTCCAGCGTTCTACAGGAGTATTATCACTGAATCCCCATACCATTACATTATCCATATAACAGTAACGGTTCAGAGTGCTATTACTGGGCTGCAAGTAAACACCATAGGACTTAACCTTATTGATACTTACATTGTAAATGCTGTTATCAGTATATTTATTGGTAGTAAATACAATGCCACCAATCATACCACTACAAGTAATATCCAAATTAGCAATAACAATATTACCAGTTACGTCATCACCCGATACAGTAATAACACCCTGACTACCAAATGCAGTTGGATTAGCAGTATACTGTAAGATAGTATCGCTAGTACCACGCGCAGGGTCACGAGAAGAACCGGCACCATACAGGCTATGTTTCAGCTGCAAAGGTGCGCTAATCTTATAAGTACCAGCAGGAATAAACAGAGGTTCATTCTTAGTATGAGTGTTAATGGTAGCGGTAATATCATCAGTTCCGTCTTTTTTCAACGTCTGATATTTTTCAATGCTAACAGGGGATGGCTCAACAAAACTAGGAATCTTACCAGTGCGACTTGTTAAAAATTTTGTGTCAGGGTCGCTAGCGGTTCCCATAGAAACATAAGCATAATTATCATCAATGTTTGTTTCACGGGCTGATGCCAACGTTAGGTTACCATAAATATATGTGGGGACTGTAGTGTTACCGACCGAAGTAAAACCCGAATGAGCAGTAAACGCTTTTCCACCTTTAGAAAAAATTTCTACTTTATTTGCGGTTACTGTCACATTACCACCAACAGTCTGATTCATATTACCGCTGACAGTCTGGTCAAGATTTCCAACAGTATCTTTGTCAATCTTCTTAGACGTTTCAGTGCGTCCCTCAGTGTCTTTAATATCATAACTGTTATCGTCAATTTTAAATTTGTCTACATAAGCCATGATGAAACCCCCTATTAAGTAACGTCATGAGTTCCAGTTGTAATACTAATAGTTTCGGTATCTGGTACATAACCAACTTCGACACGAGAAAGTTTTTCAAGCTCTGATACTTTATTCAGAGCATTAGTAGCGTTAGTACTAGCAGTACTTGCAGTAGTACGAGCACTAGCATCTTTTACCTCAATGGTTTGACCACCAATATTAAACTTCGAAACAAATTGCTCAGCCATAGTTGTACCTCCTTATTTACCAACAATTTTAATAGTTTCCACAGGAGCATCATAGATATGAATATCTCCACCAGTAACGATAGTACCATTATTAGGATTAAAGAAACCAAAAGAGATAGATGTATTATCGGGATTATACTTGGCAACTTTTAACGACAGGATATAGTGCAAACGTTCAGCAATAGTGGTCTTAGCACAGTTAGTGCCCTCAATGTACCGAGTACCTGCATCCATAGGCTTAAGAATTACATATAAATCATTATTAAGCCAAACAAGGTCGTTAATATTGCGGTTAGCACTTGCGGTAGTTTTTAATTTTTCATCAACTGGAGTGATAGCAAGTTTAACACTTCCCCACAATTCAGAAAAATTGCCAATCTTAGTCCAATAATCTTCATTGTCAATATCAATGCCAATAGGTACAGGCTGTGTGCTCAAATATCCATCACCATTGACAGTGACAACAACTGTGTTACGAGGATACTGTTTGGTAATATCCCACTGAATAGGGTCTGCATAACTAATGGAGCTGGTTTCAATGTATTGCTGCATTACCTCAATAACCTTAGATACCATCTCATAGTAACTAATGCTATCATCATAAGCAACAGGAATTACAGAACGGAAAAGTTTGTCCAAAGGATTGTACTTCAAACCTAATCACCTCTTTACCATAAACGCATAAACAGAACTTCCATATCTCTATATAAACAATTATAGATATTCGTGTTTTCTTTCATATAATCGTTCATAATAGATACTAGAGAGCGACCACGATAACCTTTTTCTACATGGTCAAGAACCCGATGCTCATTGCCATCACGATTTTCTTTTGTATTGTTTTTATCATCCTGAGTGGTATTGCTATTACTGCTGGAATTTGCATTAGAGTTAAAATCATTGGCAGAACTTGCCTTACTGTGGTCAGCATCCGACATATACTTACCAGCAAGAAAATTATCAAGACTACCCTGTGGAGTATCAGTGTGAGTATTGGTATTCTCTCCATTGCTGTTAGAATTGGAAGTATAATTGGAATTATTGGTTCCGTCAATATTGACCTTACTGTTCTTGGTTCTATCCTCTGTATTCACATCATGATGTTCAGTATTTTCATCACTGGTAATGGAGAAATCATCAGTTAAGAACATTTCATACTGCTTATCAAGTGCTTCAAAGAGGGGATTGTAATAAGGCATATGGCTGTTCATCCAATCATCTAGACGCAGCTGCCAAAGGCCAAAGGTTTCAGAACCAATTTCATTTGTATAGAAATGCTTAAGAATATTGGTTTCAAGCTCTTTTCGTTTATTCTCATTCCAGATAGGATAACTAAAATTGAAGATTTTAGGACGCGCACGCTCAATAATTTCTGAATAAGAAACATTGGTGTAAGGTTCAACAATACCTGCTTTTGATTCACAGATAAAGCGCACTTGAGTTGTATATTTACTCATTGCTCTCACCATCCTCAATATTGGTATCACTTAAATTCTCTTCATCCTCGCGCCCTTCCATAATCTTAGTCAATTCAAGCTGGGAACGCATAGATACAGAGATATTAGTATTAAAGAGCCTGTTATAATCCTTGCAGAATTTTTGACGAGAGTACAATGGAGAAAGACGGTCTGCTTCTACCTGACCTAAGGTCATCTGAACTTCAGTAGTAAACTGCCGCTCTGCTTTCATATTGTAGTTACTCTCAATACCTAAATAGGTAAGAGCTTCCGCAAGGGTTTCTTTTTTCTGCTGCTCTAGCTGTAGGCCAATGTACTGAACGCCTAAATCAAGAACACCCATCATGTTCTTAATATCATCAGTAGAGGGATTGCCTTTAACGTACAGCCAAGGGTCATACTTATCTTGCTGATACACCATATTCTGTACAGAAAGTTTTGTATTCTCATTTGCATAAGCAATTCGTGGAGTTTTCTGTGCAGCAAGATTTAAGTCAATCGTTCTGTCTATATTGGTAAGACGTTGTGCAAACTGTTTAATGACAATAGTGTCAGGGGAACGGCGCATATTACACCAGAGATAAGCACAGTTTTGTTTATTAAGGCCAGTTTTTTGATAGTTAGAATTGTAGCCATAAGCACGAACGTATTTAGGGTCACCAATAATATCGAAGTTATCACTAGGCATAGCAGGAAGAATCAAGTTGCCCATAACAGGATCATGATAACCAGCCATTAAAGGTTGCCAGAACAAGAACTGTTCAATAAATCGTTCATCCAAAAAAGGAGAATCTTCAAGCCCTTCCCATTTGAATCTTGCAAGTGCTACATCATACAGACGATTAAACCAGTTAGCATAAGTTGCTCTAGTTAAGTCATAGGAATCAATCCAAGGTGGCTGTGGTTTTTGTGAACGTTTACTCATTTACTCACCTACTTCTGGAATACGTTTATAGATAGAATTGTCTGCTTCATAATTACCAACAAGTCTGGGATTATGCCAGAATGTAACACCACGATTAAAGATACTGTTAATCATTGTAGAAACTTCCGCAGGTACATCACCTAAACAACAACAGTTTTGTGTTTTAACATAATTCCAATTTCTGCGAGAATCAATGTTAGGAACCTGAACTTCATGAATAGGATAACCAAACATAGTCCAGTAATCATCAATAACTTTCGCAAACTCTTTAGTAACATGATGATAACTCGCCATAGCATATGGGGCACTTGCATCTTTTGTCGGTAAAATGCCAGCATCAGTAAAACGAAAATAAGGACTAACAGAACCATGACTTTGTGGCGGTAGCCTGTCCATATCATCACGTTTTGCAAGTGTGCCTGCAATGTCAAGCATCTGATTAGATAAGCCCTCAATAGCTCCATAAGTATTCTCAGGAAAAAGAGCAGGATGTTTGCCAGCCATAGCTTGTGCATCTTTTGCAGGAGCAGTTAGCAGGTTAATACCAGCAAACATTGTACCAGCTACCAAACCTGCATTTTCCACTGCCATAGAACTAGAGTTCTGTGCTACATAAACTTTATAAATGTCGGTATTATAAGCACAAGTAGGCCAGTTGCTAATTGCAAATACATCTTCCTGATTATAACCAGTAGAGCCTTTATAATCCTCTGCTGCAAACATTGCTGTAGTCTGTCCGGCATTTGACATTATATTGTATCCGATATGCAGACTTTTCTTTCTATCTCCAAGTTCAAAACGAAAAACATGATTATCGCCTTGTGTGGAATAATAGCGGAGATAAAAATAAGGATATGTGAAAAGTTTATTATTCTTAGGGACATAACCAGCTACATTATTAGGAACTACAAAAGTCTTATCATACTTACCACTATCAAAGGAAAAAGGAACCATATAAATTCCCAAAATACCGTCAGGAGCTTGCCCAGCTTCTACAGCCTTAGCAATAAAGTCATTAGCAGATTCAGCTGTGGTAAAAAAGTTTTCTTTACAACCTGAATAAATTCCAAATCGTAAAGAGCCAGATGCAGGGGGAGAGTCTTTTTCGGGCTTATCAAAGGTGGTAACAATACAGATACGCTTATCAAAATCAATGTACTGCTGAATATCGTCAACGAATGGGCCTGTATCTAGTTCATCATTGATAATGTTATCACCAATTTCATCAGTATTTGTATGAGAACGCTCAATAAAACAAGGCTGTAATGTTACCTGATTAAACCAAGTTTGCATTACATCAACCGTGAAATAAATTCTGCTGGTTTCGTTAGCAACATATTCTACCCTGTCAATAAAGGCATAATACCATTTGTTAGAAAAGTCAGCATTCTGAAATACGATATAATTACATGGTTCAATCGTTTCAGCATTAACACCAACAGACAGGTAATGCTCTAAACGCTGATAGGTGTAATTGGTAAGATGAAGAACAGATTTGGAAGTAAAATAAGCAAAACGGGAAGAATCAGACTGAAACCTAAGCACATGATTATAGGTTTTATCTGTAGGGATACCCTTACAGATATAAAGTTGCATATTTGGCAATGTTGTTGCTCCTTTCAAAATCTGTAGGGTGGTTTACACATCATCCAGAGTGGAAGTTTGCGCTTAGCTGTAGGAGTAGGGCCGGGGCCGGGTGGTGTTGGTGGATTTGTAGCATCCCATTCAACATCCCATGTACCTACTTCATTAGGAATACCAAGAATAGCAGAGGGGTCAGTTCTATATGCTGTACCATAACCACCTATCCAATATTCCCAGTGCGTATGAATACCGCTGGCATTACCTGTTTGTCCTTGCTCTCCAATATATTGACCACGAGTAATTGTTTCACCAACACTATGAATCTGAGTAACAAAATGAGCTGCAAGCCAATAGCTATTATCACTCATTTTAACTACAATGTAGTTGCCCCAAGAATCATTACCAGTCGTACCACCTTGCCAAGTATGGGCTGTTTCAACCGTACCTGCCATTGGTGCATAAGATTGATGATTTGTGTGTACCGTATCAATACCACCATGAACTGAACCGTCAGGATAATGTGGATAACCTGCTGAAACTCTGATTGTGCTTTGGTCAGTGATACATTGTTTGTAAACTGCCATATAAGCAACGCGTGATGTCGTATGCGCGCCCCACGTTTTTAGGAGAATAAGCCTACATGCTTAAGAAAGTTTCAAGATTAAGCCTTGGTAGTGAACTGCACTGCGTTAGCAAACGGAGATGCAGAATAAATACGCCAGATGTGATGGAAGTAGTTCCAATCCAGAGTAGAGCCAAGGTCAGTTTCACGCATGGTGTTCAGCTTAGTATAAATCTGGAAGAAATCACGGTCAACCATAAGTGCCTGAATAGCGACCATATCTTCATCGTCAGGGGTAACGTGAGTATAGGTCTTATCGCCACCAGTTGCAATGGTAACAGCACCAGAGCCAGAGGGGTCATTACCAGTAAGCAGGTGCTCCAGACGTTCCACTTCATACTCATTAAGAGCAAAACTATCAACTTCCAGACGATGCCCCATAAAGTCTGCTTTATCCATGTTAAATGCGCTTGCCAGAACATCAACGTCAATAGAAGCAGAAATATCAACAGGAACAATGGTATACAGACGTTCAGCCGGAGTATTCATAGGAATACCAGCAGCGTTATATTCCTTAGAAATGAACTTCATCTTGCCATAAATCTGGCGGAACTTCTTAACCAGGGTCTTACCGGAAGCTTCATCAGTAACAGCAGCAACAGTTACTTTCTTGAGCTTATTGTTCTTTACCAGCTGATACAGCAGGTACTTCTTCATGATGAAAGCATCCAGTTCAGCAGGCTTATAAATCTGGTCGATGATATTCTGAACAAAGGCAGACAGGTTAGCTTCACTCATGAAAGCAGTTTCCAGAGCTTCACGGTTGACAGTTACCTTATACTTAATGCGAGAGTTCACGGCATGGTAAGCAGTATAAACCTCAGCAGGGTCGCTACCAAATTCAGCTTTCATAACTTCATCGTTAGTAGCGCGGTCAGCAGAGAAGTAAGGGGTTGCTTTCTGCATCATTACATAAATTTCCTGAACGGTAGCGCCAGTACCCAGAACACCCTTATCAAAAACCTGCCAAGGGTCTTCAAAAGAAATGTAACGCATAACGGTCAGGCCAATACGATCAACCAGAGCATTACAGAAATAGTTCAGCCGAGGTTCATAAGAATTGATAAACGTCCATGCGGATTTAATGGATTCAGTAGTGTTCTCAATCTGCGGAGCACCACCAAAAGTAGCATCACTACCAAATACAGCCTGAATAATACCAACAGCAGCACTTGCCATAATAAATTACCTTCTTTCTTTAATAGTTACACTCAATATCAAGTGTACCATCAATAATAAGTTTGCCTTTAGAAGCAGCGGTTAGAGTTACAACACCAGCGGAAGTGACAGTAGCACTAGAAATGGTGCCATCTGCAAGAACTACACGAAGACAAGGAATAGAATTGGTAACTACAAATTTACCATAGCCAGTTTTCATAACACGAGCCATTACTTCACTGGGAATTGTAAATGCGGTAGTATCGGAAGTTTCGCCCTTATCAAGAGCGGTATGGATAACCAGAACATTGGAGAGGGTACTCATATTCTGGTTGTGGAAGGAATAGGCCATAATAGTTCACCTCAATTATATGTTATTTAACAAAGTAAATCCAGTAAGATATCTATTATTGTCACCAGAAAGGTTTGGCCCTTTATAAATTAAAGCCATATTTTTGAACACAAGAGGATAAACAGAGGAATTGGCATAATCAATAACATCATATGACATAAATGCAATGCACTCTCTTGAAACCACTCTTCTAAAAATCTCTGGCGGAACTTCAATAAGTTTTTTATTGCTAGTTAGAGCACCAATAGATAATACATGAAAAAAACAAAACATTGCCAATAATGGTAAAATTTTCATCATTATAGCTAAATGGTCTACTCAAAATCAATCACCTACTTTCTACCAAACATCTGCTTAACAAAAGCCTGTGCGGCTTCATCAACGGTAATTGTATTACCATTAGGTTTCTGATAATCGTCATTAGGCTTATTGTCATCATTCAGAAATGCTTTAACATAATCTTTGCGAAGATTATCATAAGCTTCATGCCAATTAGATGAACCATCTGGGCAACCACTAGTAAATTGTTCTGCTTCATTGCGACATTCATCAAATTCATCAAGAACGCCAGCAATCAGAGTTCCCTGTTCATCAGGTTTAGCATCGACAAAGCCACCAAGCATTGCAGAAATTTCGTCACGCGTTTTCATTATTTATTACTCCGTTCATAAGTAAGTTTAAGATTCTCACAAAGGGCAATAATAGCTTGCATATCAACACCAGTTGCATGAATCTTAATAAAATCACCTTTAGTAGATTCTCTAGGAACAGAAGCATAACTACCAAGGTGTTTCATGACATTAGAGGTTGCACAACTAAAATTACTGTCAAGCCAGTTCAAAGGATTAACACGACAATCATGATAAATTACTTCAAAATGAAGGTGTGCGCCATAGCAATTACCAGTTGCACCAGAATACCCAATAAGCTGACCCTCGTAAACGTGTTGACCGTTTTTGACGAGAGATTCTTTAAGGTGTGCATAACGTGTTTCCAACTTAGAACCATTATAATTGTTATGCCTAATTCTAACCATGTTGCCATAAGACTGCATCCCAGTTTTGGTTTTACCATCCCAGCTCTGTACCTGATTTACAACACCATCCTCGGCTGCATAAACGGGTGTACATGGAGCAGCACGCAGGTCAATAGCATGATGTGCAGAACCATTATTATAAGTCCAACCAGCTGTGATAATATGCTTCTCTAAAGGCCAGCAAAAAAGAACATCACCGTTTGATTTCCTCATTTTCTTCATCTCCTTTAAGTTTTTCTAGATAAGGCTTAAACAGAGCAGAAAGTTCAGGATTTACAGCACACATATTCTCCATAATGCTGATAAGTTCCATGATGCAAATATAAGTGACCACAGCGCCTACAAGTGGAATTTGAATTCCAAGGTCAACATATTGCATAGCGTATTCAATACCATAAGAGCCTACAACAGCAAGAATCTCCATGCACTTGTGATAACCACCCTCAAGCATGATAGATGAATTGTAAGAACCATCGTGCTTTGCTTTAATCAGCCCTGTAAGAATGTCAAATGCGATAAACCCAAGAACAATAACAAAGGGCATAAACTCAACTCCTAACATTATACACCTACAATCTTCAAAATGTCCATCAGGTATCGCCTAATTATTTCATCTTCACAATACAAACCCCCCAACCGATATTGTTTGATTATATATAATAACCAGTTAGGGCGTGGGGTGCGTGCAATCAAAATGGTGTTATAATCATGGTCATCATTTGTCAACGCATAAATCACACCACTACCCGGACTGTATTTTCTGGAAAGATAACATTTACCAGTAGAGAAGTCTACCCATAAACCTAAATAATCATCATGAATCTTAAAACCAAACTGATATTTAGCTTCAGGTGTTTTCTTAGCAATACCGACTACACTATCAAGATAGAATTCATTATGAACAGCATATTTACCAAACTTGCTGCCTTTCATCAAACGACCAAAGTCAGTTTTCTCTTTTGCTTCAATGTATTCTTCATTGTTAGCAATTTGGATTAAGACTAAGCCCTCTCTAGTTGTGGCAATTTGCTTTTTGTTAATCGGCTTTTTAATATCAAACTCTGTGAAATAGGGATTAGCCCATGTAACAGCGTTACCAAAGAAGAATACAACAACTCTGCGCATACGAGCAATAGTTTCATATAGTTCGCAGAAAAACGTTACTTCATCTTTAAGATAACCATGATGGCTTTCATCCATAGAGATAAATTCATCAAAGCAAATTTTGTTGACAAGTGGGAGTTCTTCGGATTTAGCAGATGAAATATATCTGGTCTGACCAGCAAGTTTACCATCTATATAATAAGCGCCTTCAGGAGTTCCCTTTAACTCATGGTCAGGAAATTCATGAGCGACTGCCGCCCAGAAATTCTCCTTGGCTTTCTTATTCATCTCAGTTTTGTAGCGGCGAATATAAATAAATTGGTTCCCATTTTTGATAAAATCTTCAGCAGCCCATTTCTTAAAGCCATAAGTTTTACCACAACCACGAGAACCAACTACAAAATTAAAGAGCGCATTATAAGATAATGTGTTCTTTAAGTCCCACCACATAGACATTATAATACACTCCTTTCATATTTAATATTAAGCCGAGGACACGACCATTATGCTTAGAGTTAGCGTTCCAATTAACTTGGATTGCGAACATCTTGTGCTGTCCTTTTGGATGGCGGAGTAGGAGAAATGACAAACCTATGTAACCATCAAGCTAACAGGCGTGTTAGCGCGGCTTTTGGTGGTAGAAATGGGCACAACCCCATTAACGTCCAATGACCAGTTTTCCGTTACTCTTAAAGAGTTCTACCATGTTAAGGGTGGCGAAAGGAAATGAGCTAGCAGTCACGCAAACCTATCCGTAACGCTTCACGCGCCTGACCACGGCTTAGGAGCATCATTCGTGCCTTTCGCTCCCTATGATTATATTATACTTTACAATCCGTATAAAGTCAATAATACAGATTGTACTTTTTGTAAAATTAGGAATGATTATTACATAGTGTATAATGTTAATTATGGGATGGGTGAGAGGTACGATAAATGGGACTACTAAATGGGTGAGGTGAGTGGCCGGTTAAAGGTACGATAAATGGGACTCCAGGCAATGACAAAGTAAAAGTATGACTTATGTCTTTGACACTACTTT